GCCTTGCGCGAAGGCTACACGCCGCCGGGCGCTTTCACGGGCGCAGGTCAGGGACCGGGCAGCGCGATGTCGGCCATGACGATTGCCGCCCAGCGGCTAGGGATCGCCCGCGCCACGATGCAAGGCCGTGTCGCCATCATGGAGCGGATGGGGATCGTTCCTGACTGGAGCCTGTATCGCGCGACGGAAGTTGTCGGATCAGGCGTCAGCTTGACGGACGAAGTTAAGTCGCTCAAGCGGCGGCTGCGGGAGATGGAGGAAGCCGATACGATCGACAAGGCCATTCTTGCTGTCATTGGCAAGATGGCGTCCACGCCCGTAGAGCCGCCGAAGTGGACGACGACTGCCGGCGGTAAGGGCGATGGCAAGCACATTCCATTGACGATATGGTCAGACTGGCACGCTGGCGAAGTTGTGAACCCGAAAGAGCTGCACGGGCTGAACGAATATAATTCCCAGATTATGGAGCGCCGCGCCCGTGCGTTGGTTGATAAGACCATCCACCTTTGCCGCAATCACGGGCCGGGGAATTACAGCGGCGCCGTCGTTTGCCTGCTGGGCGATTTCATTTCCGGCGGCCTGCATCCTGAATTGCTGCGGTCAGACGAGCTAACCCAGATGCAGGCGGCGCTTCATGTGCGCGATGTTCTTGCATGGGCGCTGGAGCGGATGGCGGATGAATTCAAGGCGATCTATGTGCCTTGCACATCCGGCAATCATGGCCGAAATACCCACAAGCCGGAGTATAAGGGGACGGTTTACACTAACTTCGATTGGCTGATTTACGAGATGCTGATCCGGCATTTCGCCAAGGACAAGCGGATTACGTTTGACAATCCGCCCACAAACGAAGTCCACTTTCGGATCTTCGGGCAGCGTTATCTGGCCACCCACGGCGACATGCTGGGCGTTCGGGGCGGTGACGGGATTATCGGATCAATCGGGCCGATCATGCGCGGGTCGCTGAAAGTTGGCAAGCAGGCGTCATCATTCGGGCGGGATTTCGACTACCTACTCATGGGACACTGGCACCAGCCGCTCTATCTTCCCGGCATCATTGTGGCCAATTCGCTGAAAGGCTTCGATGAATACGCTGCGAAGTCTCTGCGCGCCCCGCCGTCTGTCCCGTCCCAGCCTCTTGTGTTTGTAAACGAGCGGTATGGCCATGTGTCCTATTCTGAAATATTTCTTGAGAAACCCTTGGGCGAAACATCATCAGCATGGGGGAAAGCATGAGCGAAGACGAAGTGGAATACATCGAGCGTTCGGAAGAGGGTTGCCCGCATTTCTATGACGTTGCCGCTCAGAGAGCGCAGGCCGCGCAATATCTGCTGACAGCCTGCGTCCACATGAAAGATGAACGCGCCGTCGAACTGGCATATGCCTTCGTAGACACTCTGATGCGTTCAATCGACGTTAAGCCAGTGCGGGTTGTGAAATAATTGGGCATAAGATTGCCGAATGTTTTACAGAATAAAATCATGCGAATATATTACGCGAGCCAAAACAGGAGCGAACCATGCTGAAACAATTTCTTGACGACTATAAAATCTCAAAAGCCCGCGCGGCTGAAATCGCTGGCTCGACCACGCGCACGGTCGACAACTGGCTGGCCGGGAAAAATCCAACGCCGCGCTCTATAGTTCTGATCATGGAAGCTGTCCGCGAAGGCAAAGTCGATCTGGAATGGATCGAGGCAAAAGCGCGGACGGTGGGAAAAGACCAGACGCCGATTTCAAGTTAAAGGTTTACGGCCATGAACTGGTTTGATCTAGTGCCGGAAGATGTTGCATATAAGCAAAAAAGCTGGGAGCGCCGCGAGCGGGTATTGCGGGCGCGGGCGCACGGAATGACGCTTGTGCAGGTAGGTAAGTTGCTTGACGTTACTCGAGAGCGGGTTAGGCAACTAATATCACAGCAGCAAAATCTGCGGATCAAATACAATGGACTAAGCCCAGTTGAGCGATACTTGGCGGAAGATCCGCTTGAGGATGTCAAAATAGAATATCGAATGTGGAGGCGGGAGCAGCGGAAGCTTCAATCCCGCTCAAAAAAGGTGATGATGTGAAAACTAAAAACGAATGGCCTGCCGATCATGTCGAGCGGCGGTCAGTTGAAAGCCTGATCCCGTATGCCCGAAACGCCCGGACGCACAGCGACGAACAGGTGGCGCAGATCGCGGCATCCATCAAAGAATGGGGCTGGACAACGCCCGTTCTGGTGGACGAGGAAGGCCAGATCATCGCAGGGCATGGGCGCGTTATGGCGGCGCGAAAGCTGGGAATTGAAGAAATCCCGGTTATGGTGGCGCGCGGGTGGACCGAAGCCCAGCGTCGCGCCTATGTGCTGGCGGATAATCAGCTTGCGGCGAATGCTGGTTGGGATATGGATTTGTTGAAAGTCGAAATTGGCGATCTTGATCTGGCGGGCTTTGATCTGGACCTAATCGGCTTTGATGACAAGATGCTGGCCGGATTGCTTGAGGAGCAGACGGAAGGGCTAACCGATGAGGACGCGGTCCCTGATGTGCCTGCGAAGCCGGTGACGGTGCTGGGCGATGTGTGGGTGCTGGGGAGGCATCGCATCATATGTGGATCGTCAACAGAGGCCGATACGGTTGCGAAGCTACTAGGCGACGTAAAACCGCATCTTATGGTGACTGATCCGCCTTATGGGGTGGAATATGATGCGAACTGGCGTAACAAAGCCAAGCGCGCAGATGGTCGGCCAATTGGCGCATCTGCCATTGGCAAGGTAGAGAACGACGAACAAGCCGACTGGCGCGAGGCGTGGGCGTTGTTTCCGGGTGATGTGGTTTATGTTTGGCATGCTGGAAATATGGCTCATGTGGTTGCGGATAGCCTCATCGCTTCTGGCTTTGGTGTTCGAGCGCAGATCATATGGGCAAAAAGTCAATTTGTGATTGGGCGAGGTCATTATCACCCGCATCATGAGCCTTGCTGGTATGCTGTGCGCGACAAAGCTGGATCAACCGGTCACTGGCAAGGCGACAGGAAACAATCGACTCTCTGGCAAATCGACAAGCCGAAGAAATCAGAGACAGGCCACAGCACTCAAAAGCCTGTCGAGTGCATGAAGCGCCCAATTGAAAACAATTCATCACCCGGACAAGCGGTGTATGAGCCATTCAGCGGAAGCGGAACAACCATCATTGCTGGCGAAATGACCGGGCGGCACATTTATGCTATAGAATTAAATCCTGCATATGTGGATGTTGCTGTAAAACGCTGGCAAGACTTCACCGGCAAGGAAGCAATCCACGCCGAAACAGGTGAAACTTTCAATGGCAAATCACCCGCACAAACCTGACGAACGATCTAGAAAACAAGTCACGCTGATGGCTGGGATCGGCATCAATCACGATGATATTGCCCGTATCATAGGGATCAGCGACATCACGCTGCGGAAATATTATGCGAAGGAATTGGCTGAGTCCAAGTCAATCCTGAATACACAGGTGGCATCAAACCTGTTCCGCATTGCTACCAGCAGCGAAAAGGGCGCGGTGTCTGCCGCTATCTTCTGGATGAAAACCCGCGCTGGCTGGAAGGAAACGGTTAATCTCAGCAATGAGGATGGATCGCTCAAGCCGGAGCCTGTTCAGGTGGCGGTTATGGCAGCGTTGAAAAAAGTCCATGATGACGCCTGAAGAACATGCCAAAATACTTGGGAGGCTGTTCCCTTATACGAAATACATTTTCAAAGCCCGCAAGGGCGTTGCTATGCTGGAAAATTGGCACCAGAAACGCATTTGCGAGGCTTTGGAACGCGTTATTGTCGGCAAAACCAATCGCCTGATTATCAACATCCCGCCTCGATCCGGCAAAACGGAAATAGCCGTCAAGGCGTTCATATCATGGGCCATGGGGCTTTATCCCGATTGCGAGTTTATTCACGCCAGCTATTCAAAGCGACTTGCAACCTCGAACGCATACGAAGTTCGCGCTATTATGCAATCAGACGAATATCGCAAAATATTTCCTTGGACAGCGCTGCAAGACGATAGCAAAGCGAAGGATGAATTTCGAACCAAGCAAGGCGGCATTGTTTATGCTACCGGCGCAGATGGAACAATCACTGGCTATGGCGCATCCAAGATGCGTGAGGAGTTTGGCGGCGCCATCATCATTGACGATCCGCACAAGGCTGGCGAAGCCACTTCTCAGATCATGCGCCAGAACGTCATAGACTGGTATCAGAACACGATAGCCAGCCGCCTCAATAAAGCCGATGGGCCGGTCATTGTGATCATGCAGCGCCTACATGAAGAAGATTTGTCTGGCTGGCTTTTGAATGGTGGATCAGGAGAGCAATGGGAGCATCTCATAATTCCAGCCCGCCTGCCCGATGGCCGTTCATTTTGGGAGAAACAATTTCCTGACGATATGCTGGCGCGGCTTGAGGCATCATCGCCTTATGTGTTTGCCGGGCAATATATGCAAAGCCCGTCACCTATCGGCGGCGGTATATTCAAAGAAAGCTGGTGGCAAATGCTGGATCAGCCGCCGCCTATTCTGTGGCGCTCGATCTATGCCGACACGGCACAGAAAACCAAAGAGCAAAACGACTATTCCGTATTCCAATGCTGGGGACGAACAGTAAATGGTCAAGCTGTCTTGCTGGATATGGCGCGTGGAAAATGGGAAGCCCCGGAATTGGAAACGATGGCGCGAGCATTTTATTCCAAGCATAAAGCCATCGAGAACGCGGGGACGTTGCGAGCCTTCAAGGTTGAAGATAAGGTGAGCGGCACTGGATTGATCCAGAAATTAAAACGCGAAGGCTTGCCGATGATAGGCATCCAGCGTGATCGGGATAAAGTTTCGCGGGCATTTGACACCGCGCCTTTTGTCGAGAGCGGAAACGTGATAATTTTGCGCGGCGTTCCGCATCTGGCGGATTTTCTAAGCGAGGCGGCTTTGTTCCCTAATGCGGCGCATGACGATATGATCGACGCGGCTATGTCCGCGATTTCTGATATTCTTGCCGCGCCTGCTGCGCCATCAATCCGCTCGTTGTGAGGTCATGAAATGGACTTGCTAAAAATATTTCGCAGGCAGGAAGCCAAGGAAAGCGCGGTTGGTAAAATCCTGATCACAAATCCGGG